TTAACTCTTGACTCATCAATAAGAATTTGATAATATAATCTTCCATCTACATACCAGCTACGAAAGATTTCATGCGCTCTTTCGTTAAACTTAAGAATGCGTAGAACATTATTAAATTCTTCTCTTATCTTAGTTTTGATACTAGAAGAAACTTTAACATCATCTAAAATAATTTCGACAGAAGTACGTTCTTCGTCTGCAACAATTGCTTCATTGATAATATCTTCAACGGCATTATCACAATCACTATATTGAGCAACTTCACGATAACGACGGATTAGGTCGTTTTCGTTTTTAATGACACCTTCAAGATCCATGACCATACCGTAGTAGCCACCAGCATTTACACCAGTGTTTACTACGGTTGCGCCTGTCTCTTGTGCGGAAGGAGGCACTACGCTAGGTAGTGTCTCATTCTCTTTGCGTTTTATCTCAAACCCAAATATCTGCATAATGTAAAAACCTCAGTTAATTATTAAAGTGGGAAACTACCAACTGGAGTATCAATAGAAACATTGACACCAAAGCCAGCAGCTGCACCAGTAGCAGATGTAAAGAAGTTGTATTGGAACTCTACATCAAACTGTTCAATCGCATTCTGTTGTTCGTAATCTAAGCCAACTGCAGAAATAACAGTTGGGAAAGCATCAACGAATTTGTAACTCTTGATAATTGCACCATTACGATCTAATTGGTGCACGTTTAAGTCAACTTGATAATCAGTAGGATTAACACGACCATTAGTAGTGTTATAGTTCTGAATACCAGATTGCCATTGCTCTAATGCATTACGGATACCAAAAGTAGTATCGTTGTAAATTGTCACAGTCCATGGTTGGAAAGTTCTTTCACCAGCAAAGTTAACTGGACGACCACGATACAATACTGGTAGAGTTTCGATAGTGGAAGCAGGTAGTTGAGCAGCTTTACACAAAAACTGTGCACGCTGTCCTGCAACTACACCCAATGTAACATAAGATGGGAATGAAAGTTCAACACGGAATTGATTAGGGCGAGCACCGCCACCAATCATCTGCGCTTTGAAATCAGCAATATTTGCCATTTAATTCTCCTTGTTCTTTTCTTTATTTATCTTGAATTACGCACCGATTTCTGAGAAGTTAATCGCAGAACGAGCAGCAACGAAATTGAGAGTGATAAAGTTGATAGAACGATTTGGCTTAACGAAGATATCAGCAACGAATTCGTTACGATCGATAACTTCACCTGTGTTGTTAGACTCATCGCACTTAACAACGAAATCAGTAATACCACGACGACCCTGTACATCACGTAGGAATGGCTCTACTAAGTTCTTGAACTGAGCACGAGTAAATCCATCGTTGAATTCAAACAACTGGAATTTAGCAGCAGTTGCAATCGCTTTTTCCATAACGATGAATAGACGACGCACATTGATACGATCAAACGCACTTGGCTTAGCCAATAGAGTCTTGTCACCAAACAGAACAGTACCTTCACCTGGAAAGGTAACAACTGGATTAACACCCTTTTTGTAAAGAGTATCACGAAGTGTTTTGTTTGGATTGAATGCCAACTTAACCACGTTCTTGATTTGACCACGATTTAGACCACCTGGAGAGAACCATGGATCATTTGTGTAGTCAGTACGAGCACATAGACCAGCCACATCACCATTCAATGGGATGTAACGATATTTGTCATTGTAGCGATCGTATTGATATTTGTAACCAGAATCCATAACAGCGTATGAAGTGCTTGGTAATGCATCACGGTAAGTAGTGATAGCAGTAGAAGCAGTTGAGTCGCTACCGATGATAACATCACCAGAAGTTGTATCTTGTGGAGATACAAAGGCAACGCAATCTAAACGAACTTCTGCCACGTTATTGATAACATAAGTTGCAGTTGCAGCAGATGCTTTACCCAACATAATTAGGCTAATATCAAATAACTCAGCGTTTGCAAATAATGCAAAAGCGTTTTGCTTGTCAGAATCAGTTGGAGCAAAATCGTCAGCACCACCAATTAGTGATGATGTAACTGCAGCAGACATTGATTTGAAGAATGGAGAGTCTGTATATGTCAATCCTGTTGGAGTACCAGCAGTAGTAACAAGAGCAGCACCACCTAAAGTAGTTAAAGTAAATGCAGTTACAGCTGGTGCAGTACCAGTAACAGCAGAAACTTTATAAACTGTACCAGATGTGTAACCAGTAATAGTTCCTGTTCCACCCAATGTACCAGTGATAATAACTTTATCACCAACAGCTAAAGAAGCTGATGTGCAAGTAAAACCACCAGATGTGCTGGCAATAACTGCACCAACTACTGTATTATTACTAACAGAAGCAAAACTTGTACCCCAAACACTACCTGTAGCTGCAACAGTAGTAGTTGCATCCATCCAGTAGATATACTGTGAACGAGAATTGATTACGTCTTTGTAGTAGTTATTTGTACCATCAGATTTCTTAGCATCTGATGCTTTGGAAACAAATGAAAACTTTTCTAGAACTGTACCAACAGTACCAGTTAAAAGACCATCTTCGTCAATAACGATAATGTGCAATTCGTCATTAGCAATAGTAAAGTTGTTTAATCTAGCGTAGTCAGAAGTTCCAGGAGCAGCATCAAAGTTGTCTCTGTATGTCCAAGTGCTAAATGTATCAGCGTCAGCCATGGAAACTAACAAAGAGTTTCCTAGTGTACCTGGATATTTTGAAGCCCATTCGCCAACAGTACCTTGACCAGAAGCGTATGACGACAAATATGTCTCGTTGTTTTTGATTTTAACGGCAGTCCCAGAAGAAACTGCGTTCTTAAGATTAGTAGCGTCTGCACGAACTAATAATAAGTTATTTGTATATGATAGGAAGTTTGCTGCTGTAAAGAAAGAATCTGCGTTACTATCAGTAGGTTTTCCGAAGCGACGAACTAATTCGTTCTCAGAGCTAACTGTAGTTGGTTCCATTACTGGACCCCAGCCAAACGCACCTGCAAATGCACCAATAGAAGTGGCAACGGCTGGAACGATTGATGTGAAATCTTTTTCTACGACTGCAACGCCTGGAGATAATTGAAACGGCATTGTAATTCTCCTTGTTAATAAGTTTACCTAGACAAAATTCATGTCTACCTTTTATTTAGTTTTTACACGATTTCTAGAAGTTTAGTGGAGCCTTTTCTGGCTTCCCATCTTCGTAAAACCCAAAAGGTGTTAATTCATCTTCGATCGCTTGCATCTGCTTAGCGTACATGATATTTCGTAGATTAACATTATTTAGGTCTTTGAAATAAGAGTTAGTAGTGAGCCATCCAAATAGAACTAATGGCATTACTAAATCATCGTGATAACCTTCGTCAGCTTCATAAGATCCTTTTTTCTCGATAAAGGTCGAGATTTCAGAAATTGTATCAGCGTCATTTATAATAAGTTTGTTTTCTTCAACGAGTGCCTTAAAGTTATGACACCCAATTCTTTTGATCTTTTTATCGGTATTGACACCCAACTGTGTTTTACCACCACCAAAACCACCAGAGACTGTTTGCCCCATAGCGTGTCTTGTAACCATCAATATATTTTCGTATTCCATTTCAGAATATAGGATGTGGGCAACCTGTTCTGAGATGTTAATTTCCAATAATACCCATGCTTGGTTATACTCTTTTCCAACTTTGTAAATTACGTTTGGATAGAGCAACGGACTGATTTCATTATTACGATACTTTGCAACGATTCTATACGGAACCTCTGTAATATCAATAACTTGGAATGCTGAATAATCCCCACCAACACCTTTTGCTATGTCGCAAACCATACAATAAGTATGACCTGCTTGCGGATTTACATATACATCCAACCCATCTTTCTGGTGGACGATAGTATCTGGACTCATTCTAGAAATTGCATCTGCACGAACTAGAGTAAGAGAAGAACCTAAGAAGTTACAAAGAACTTCTTGCGTAAATTTAAGTTCACCGAGCTGGGCTTTTTGTTCTGCAGCCCATGCTTCATCACGACCTGGAATCTCCCAGTATGGTATGAATAGATTAACGAATCCATTTCTACCTTTTTCAGCATCTGTCCAAAACTTCCAGAAATGGTTGTAACCCAACGGAGTAGATGACAATAGAATCTTAGTAGTTTGACCAGCTGAAATAGTTGGATAAACTGAAGTAAAGAATTCTTCTGCCACGTTGTTTGGAATAATCGCTGCTTCGTCAACATACAACATGTTTACAGATTTACCACGAATACCAGACTTACCTGTTGCAGCAGTGAATACCTTTGAACCATTCTCTAGTTCAATGTCACCTTTGTTCCAAGTAGTAACACCTTGTTGCATCCACTTTGGTAGCAACTCATACATTGTTTGATAACGATCTAAAACCTCACGTGCAGCAGTGGCTTTGTTTGCAAGGATAGCCACAGTCTTATTGGCTTGGAAAATCGTATACCAAAGAATGTAAGCTGCAGAGGTAGTCGTCTTACCTTGCTGACGACCTTCCATAAGAATCACACGACGATTATTATGTATAATATTTAATTTGTTCTTTTGGCAATCATACAATTTAAACAACTGAAGACCATGATCCAGCGTAACAATGTAGCAGTAGGTCTCGATAAAGTATATCGGATCTGCTGCACACTTCATGTACTCTTTTACATTATCAGGTGTAAAATCAACAGTAACTCCAGCTGCTTTTAAGTTAGAGTTTGAATTATAAATTTCAGCCATAATTAAAATCCGTCTAACCAATTCTCCGTATCAACAGTTGCAGTAGTGACATCACCTTCTGCAGTATAAATTCTATTTGGATTACTGAAGTCTTCGTTTTGTCCAACATTGGCATTGACAGTGTCAATAACACCTTGTCCTCCTATTGGTCCAAATAGATTAATCTTCATTTGGAAGTTAAGACTATGTGTAACGAATCTACGAGTTTGAAAATCACCATCGTAATCATCTTGAACTGATACGCTATTTAAAACAATAGGCACATCAATCTTAACATTCATATCTGGAACTACATTAATTGTTAGTGTATACTCAGGTGTGAATGTTGGAAGAATTTGCTCGATAATTTGTAAACCATCTTCTTGTGTTTTTGTAAGAATGTAAAGTGACAAGTCCAAGTTATATGGAACAGGAGTATACATTGTAGAAACAGAACCTGTTGCATCACCACATTTTATTTGTTGCATACGATTTACTTTACGTGAAGGATCGTAGTTGTAACCAATAATCTCAAAAGACATTCTTGGAAGAGTAGTATAAACATGATTTTCCAAAGATGGATCTTGTTCTAAACGAACAACCCATTTTTCCTTTGGAGCATAAGCAAGAGGAACTTGTAATCTTTGGATAACAGTACCAGTTACAGAATCACCTTGACGACGATCGATATAGATGTCACTGAATAGTGAACCAAATCCCACAATACACTTGCGAATTATTCCGTGGTAATATACATTATTATTTAACATTATGGATTATTTGTATTATCAATTTCACCGAATGGATTTGTTACGCTGAACAATACATCTTGTGATTGGGTTTTAAATTTATTATTATCACCAAAAGAGTTTGGCGAGTCTATATTAATATCGATAGAAGAAGTTGCTGTAGCACCAGCACCAGCACCACCAGTAATAGAAACTACTGGAGCAGTTTGATATCCAGATCCTGGATTGGTTACATTAATACTAACAATTTTATTGGCATTAGCACCAGTTCCACGAACAGCAGTTGCAGTAGCACCAATACCAGTTGAACTAGTAAAAGATACTGTTGGAACAGAAGTATATCCAGAACCAGTTGCAGTCATTGTAATCTTAGTAACCTCTCCAGCTGGCGATCTAGTAGTATTAGTTGTGAATGTTTTGAGTGTTTCAAACGCATCAATCTCTGCGATGCCAGTATCAATATTCTCAGATGCATACTGAAACAATTCAACTTGTAATTTAAATACATATAATTTACCAAGTTGATAAAAAGGATCTTGATGTTTTACAAATTTAATCTCAAACAAACCTTTGGTCAATGGAAAGTAAATTAAATCACCTTCGCATGGACGATTAGGAAGAATAGTTTGACCATAACGACCAACTAGCTGATCCCATCTACGACGAGCAACTACCAATGTAGCTGACTGTTCCATCATTAAGCCAAACTTCTGAATAAATGCACCCTGACCATCAAGAGAATCTACATTCTCAAAGTACATCTCAATTGGGAATGAAGATGTAAACTTTGATAAACGATCTTCACCAAGAATCTCATCTTTAGAAACTAATGTTCTTGGAATGTACATGAACTCATTACCGTAAATCTTAAGAGATTCGATAATGAGATCTTCAATTAGGTACTGCTCATTCTTTGTACCATGAGTAAAATAAACATTAGTAGGCATCTATTATCCCATGAAGAAATCTAGAGGTGCTGATTTATTTTGCAGTTCGTCTTCGAGTTCTTTAATTTCTGTGGTTGCCTCATCGTACAATTTATCACCATCCAGAGTCACACCACCTGGAAGCTGAATGCCAGAGAATTTCTTAAGATTAGTAGCCCATTGTTTTTTAATAAGAGCAGTTACGTAATGCTTTAACCAGATTTCGTTATAAACTTTAGACCATGTTGTTGGATCCATTGCACGATAACTTTGAACGATAATATAATCGCCAAGAATAAAATCTGTTTGCCAGTTAGCGTCTAGGTATAAACGATTTGACATACGATTGAAACGGAATCCTTGATGTCCATTTAACTCAAAATCCAATAGAGCCAAATGACTCATTACAGTTTTGTAATAGATTAAAGAAGTTGATGTTAAATCATACAAGTCGTTTAGTCGTAATTGATATTGTAAGTCAAAAATATTCTTTGAAGAAGATGCTTGACCAATAGATAAAATCTTTGTAACACCCCAAACATAGTCTGGAATTTCAACATAACGATTATCGTATTCACGTAATGTTATTGAAGATAGTGTCGCATTATGTCCTGCAGAACCAGTAATGGCTTCACCAGCAGTAAATGTACCAGTAACATTTTTAACTAGTAATAGAGTTCCAGAAGAAGTTCTTGAAGACTCTTGACAAACTTCAGCAGTTGCTCCAGATGTTGCTCCAGTAATTCTTTCGGCAAGAACAAATGTGGCTGCAACAGATGCAGATAATATAATTTCTGATGCACGAATTTGTTGTTTTAGATAAATCTGTTCAATACCGTCGTAGTGATATAGTCTCCAGTAATCTAATGCTTCGTCAATACGATCTTCGACTTGATCATCATCTACGTTGATTTCAAGCACAGGTGCGCCCAGTGCTCTTAAAGCATATTGTTTTAATCCGTCTCTTGTGCTGACTGCCATATAATTATCCTAGTGCGATTGACATTGCAACTGCTTTTGCGAGTGCTTCACGAACAGCAAATTCAGTAGTGGCAATTTGAGTTGTAGAAGTAGAAACTGCTGCAGTTGGAGCAGTTGGAGTTCCAGTTAAAGCAGGACTTGCACTAAGAACAACAGAACCTGTACCAGTCGATGTGGTTGCGCCAGTACCACCGCTCGCTACTGGAACAGTATCACCCGAAACATATTCAGCCAAACCTACAACATTACTACCGCTGTAGGTGGCTTTTACTGGAATTTTATCTGCCATTGTTTATTATGCCGTTAATTTTAATGTCGTTACCGATGTGCCATCTGACTTAGCAAATGGTAAGTATACTGTATCTAGGCTAGTAGCTAATGCACTCGCCTCAGTAAATAATGGAATATTTGATGCATTCCCATCATATTTAGTAAACGGAAAAGACTTGTTTGTTGTGAAAGTGATCGTGTCAGTTGAAGGACTGGTGATAATACCAATAACTCCAGCTGTATCAAGTGTTAATGTATCAGTGGCAGAGTCCGCAAGAACGCTTGATTGTCCTGATACTGCAATAGTTGTGAAAGAGTTGCCACTACCACCAGCACCAGCAGCTGGTGTAATCCATTCTACACCAGTTCCAGTAGAAGCCAAAACCTGTCCATATGTTCCTACCCCACCACCAGCAGTAATAGTACCAGTAACTATTGGACTAGTTAAAGATTTATTGGTTAGAGTTTGTGTACCAGTTAATGTTGCAACAGTAGAATCAATCGCAATAGTCCCACTAGATGTAATCGTTCCACCAGTTAAACCAGTACCAGCTGTAATAGAAGTTACGGTTCCTCCACCACCACCAGAAACTGTTGCCCATTGAACACCAGTTGCAGTTGATTGAAGAACTTGTCCATTTGTTCCTACCCCACCACCAGCTGTAAGAGTACCAATTAAAACTGCAGATGAAAGAGTTTTGTTTGTTAGTGTATCTGTTGTTGCTCTGCCAACTAATGTATCTGTAGATGTAGGAAGAGTTAATGTTCCAGTATTAACAATACTGGAAATAATTGGTGTAGTTAATGTTTTGTTTGTTAGGGTTTGAGTGCCAGTTAAAGTGGTGACAGTAGAATCAATTGCAATAGTGACTGCAGAAGATCCGTTGTAAGATGTTCCAGAAAGACCAGTACCAATTGTTAGTGCATTAGTAGCAGTGGCTGTAACCGTAACAGTTCCACCTAAACTTACTGCACTACCATTGATTGTGATAGAACTATTGGCTAAGTTTGCATTGGTGATACCAGCAGTGCCTGAAAGGTTACTGTTAGTTAGTCCACTAATAGTATTTGAACCTGCAGCTATTGTTTTATTGGTAAGAGTCTGAGTTCCAGTATCTGAAACTAAAACAGCATTAGCGTTACCAATAGTAGAGCCACCAGGAAGTGTTAATGTATTAGTGGCTGAAGCAGAGTGGGGTTGAGACGCAATTTTTTGACCATGTGTATTAACAGGACAATTTAATTGAATTTGACCAACTGTTGAACCATCACCTTGAATCTCTAATATATTGGTGAATGGTTTTAATACTATATTACCAGAAGAAGAAGTTGTTGTTCCACCCAGAACAGGTGATGTAAGAGTTTTATTGGTTAGAGTTGCTGTGGCAGTAGCTGATGGATATAAATCAATCGCATTGGCTGATGTTTTGTAATACAGTTTTCCATCAGCATAGTTTAATGCTAATTCACCGTAATCTAAATCTCCTACAACTGGAACTCTCGCTCCAACAGAGGACTTCTTAAGAAGAACCTTATTCGCCATTCTCTAACCTTAAAAAAGGAAACAGGAGAGTAAGAACTCCCCTTACAAAATTATTTAATACGTGCCACCATCGATGTTGAAACCATCAAGAGTTGAAGTTGCTGCACCAGCACCAGTAATGTTAGTGCCGATAAACATTGCTTTAGCAACAGATAAACCACCAGATAATACAACTGCAGCAGTACCAAGAGCAGTGGCGCCAGCTAGTGTAGCAAGAGTACCAGTAGTTGGTAGAGTTACAGAAGTATTTGCAGTAGTTGTTAAGCCAAGTGTATGAGCACCAGTGTGAGTAAAACTACCACCAAGAGTGATTGTTTTAGCACCATTATTAACACCAGTACCACCATAAGTAGCACCAATTACTGTGCCTTGCCAAGTACCAGTACCGATAGTACCAAGAGTAGTGATACTTGATTGACCAACATAAGTTGAAGCGATATCAATAGAATCAGTTGCAACACTAATGCGGTTTGCAGTACCAACTGCATTAATAGTATTACCAGTTTTAGTAAGACCATCACCAGCAGTAATTTGTCCAGCACCAGAGAACTGACTAAATGTAATCGCTGTACTACCAATAGTAATTGCACCAGTATTAGCAACTACGTAACCATTATCAGCTTGTGTAGTACCATCTTCAACGAAAAAGAATGTTCCTGGAGAAACTTCAATATCTGGAGTATTATCAAAGTCAGTAGCACGAGTCCATGCACCAGAAGCAACAACGTAAATACCGTTTTGTGAACCAGTGGTTTGATCTTTAACAAGAACACGATCACCAACAGAAAGAGCAACTCCGTCAATAGTTTGCGTATTGCTTAGAGTAATGTTTGCAGTAGTTGCAGCACGAACAGATGCTTTAACATCAAGACCATTTGATAAGGAGTCAACGTATGCTTTAGTAGTAAGGTCACTAGACTGAGTAGGAGTTGCAGCATTACCAACACGCTTACCACCAACATCAACAATACCAGTACCAGTTGGAACTAAGTTTACGTTATTGTTACCAGCTGCAGCAGTAAAGGTTAGTGCAGCAGTACCAGTGATAGAACCATTCGTAGTTCCTGTACCACCACTACCAACAGCGATAGTTGTGCCATTCCAAGTACCAGAAGTGATAGTGCCAACACTGGTTAAACTAGAAGCAGTAACACCAGAATTTAAAGTATTACCAGTTAGTGTACCAGCTGCAGCAGTAACAGTAATATCAGTAGATCCGTTGAACGAAACTCCGTTAATATTACGAGCAGTTGCTAAGGTAGTGGCAGTCGATGCATTACCAGTTAAAGCACCAACAAAGGTAGTAGATGTAACAGATGCTAAACCAGCAAAAGTAGTTACTGTGGCACCAAGAGAAACTGATGTAGAACCAATAGTAACAGAACTATTAGTAAGTGATGCATTACCAATATTTGAAAGAGTGTTGCTTGCACCAGAGATAGTCTTGTTAGTAAATGTATCGGTAGTAGCTTTACCAACCAACGTATCAGTTGCAACTGGCAGTGTTAGTACACTAGTGCCAGCAGTAGCACCAGATAAGATTTGAGTAGTTCCAGATGTAGAACCAGCAAATGTTGCAGAAGTTAAACCAGCAAGAGAAGTAGAAGTTGCACCAAGAGCAACTGTTGTGCTACCAATAGTAACTGAACTATTTGCTAAGTTGGCATTAGTGATGCCAGCAGTGCCAGACAGATTACTATTAGTTAATCCGCTAATAGTATTTGAACCAGCTGCAATTGTCTTATTTGTTAGAGTCTGAGCAAGATCTGCCAGAACAACAGTACCAGTTGCGTCTGGAATTGTAACAGTACGATCCGCAGTTGGATCAGTTACAAAAAGAGTTGTTTCAAATGCATCAGCAGTTGCACCTTCAAAGACAATGCTACTATCTGAAACATTAACACCACTGATAGTAAGACCAGTAATAGTTGGACTAGTTAGAGTCTTGTTTGTAAGAGTCTGAGTACCAGTTAATGTAACAACAGTGCTATCAATACTAAAGTCAACTGTATTAGTTGCTGAAGTTACTGTTGAAGTAATACCAGTACCACCTTGGAAATTGATAGTGTCTGTTGCAAGAGCAATAGTATCAGTACCAGTATCACCAGCGATATTTAAAGAAGTAGTAATTGAGGCAGTAGAAGCTGCAGTCAAACGACCTTGAGCATCAACAGTAAATACTGGAATCGCAGTGGCAGAACCATAACTACCTGCAGTAACTGCAGTGTTAATCAGAGAAATTGTAGAAGTGTTACCAACATCAGAGTTAGTAACAGCAATTTGTGAAGCAGTACCAGTTACTGCACCACCAACTGTGTCATAGATAAACTCAGCAAGAGTATCTGTTGTACCATTAATGTATGGATTGTTAAGAACTGTTTTACCAGTACCATTCGGAGTTAAAACAATGTTACCGTTGGTATCTGTAGAACTGATAGTATTAGTGCTACCAGTAAGAGTTAGATTACCTACATTAAGATTATTAATTTTACTGCTGGCATCAAGAACAATCGCAGATGACGCAGTTAGCGTACCTGGAGTATGATCCAACATGTCGGTGAAATACTTACCACCGATAACAAAGTGGTTTACTGCATTACCAGAGGTTTCTGCACCTATACCAATGTATAGTCTATCACCACCATTTGAGCCATTGTCGGTTAATGCTGAGTACGCTAGTTCACCAGCACCCAGCGTTGCAGGATTACCAGATACTGACGATCTTTTTATTCTAATTATGCTAGCCATCTTTTATTTCTCCGTTAAAATTCTCCACCTTCCATGTTTTGCGCATCGAGGGTGGTAGTGGAAGTCCATCTATTTGTTGTTGTTCTGTAGACTAATAATGATCCATTAATTTTAGTAGTTGCATCGACATCTGCAATGTTTGAAATTGATTCTACTACGGCTGGATTAGCCAAATTAGTTGAAGTGTTGAGTACAAACGTACCCTCAGACACTGCAACTGTTAATGCGTCATCAGGTGTTACGACTGCTGTGATTTCTGCCATATTATATTTGAGTAATTTGTGGGTTTACTGTAACAATTCCTTCTACCACTCTGGTTTTTGTACCAGAAGGTGAAGTAATCTCCACATCATATAACCATCTTCCAGCAGGAATAGCTTCAGATTGATTACTTGTCAATTGTAATCGGATTTTACCAGTTGCAGCATCGTAAACACTGGCTGTAAAAGCGTAGACTGTACTGGAAGAATAGGACTTTCTTAGTTGTGAGGCAACAGTGTAGCTGGTCAAGTTTAGTGCCTGACCATTAGAAGCTGTTACTGTGATAATATTACTATATGTCGCTCCAGCGTCCACATAAAGATTACTAATAGTTGCCATTCTGGAATCCCGTAAATTCTATACCTCTTATTTATTGTTTTTGTAATCTGGGTTTGCAAAGTAAAAACCCCTCTTTGTGAGGGGTCTTAGTTTAATACATAAATTTGTATTATTCTGGAACCAAGTCCCACGAAGTGGTAGTTTCATTCCAAGAATATTGTTTGTCATCTGTTGGATAAGCTACTGGTGGTTCCCATTGAAAAGTTTCTTCGTTTAGATTCCATGAAGCGTATGGTTTTGGAGGAATAAATGCATCGTTCTCACGATCATATGTGTAACCAATACCAGCAAAGTTTTTACGTAGTGGTGTTCCACCTAAAACATGACGACCAGCCAGCGTGTTATATGAAGTTTGAATCCACTCACCTGGACTAGTATCCACGAATGTTTCGAAGAACTCAGCTTCTGCTACAATAACATTTGTTACAATTCCGTTATTTACTTTTGCGTAGTGTGCCATAATTTATCCTTAAAGAATGTATCTAATAACAACGATACCAGAGCCACCAGTAGTCTGTGCAGCATACGATGTGTTATTACCTTGGCTACCTGATCCACCGCCACCACCACCACTGTTTGCAGCACCTGGAGTTGGAGGACCAGAATTGAAGTTATAGCTTCCGTTACCACCACCACCTTGTCCACCAAGAGCAATATTGCTATCGTTCCAAGTACCACCGCCACCACCACCAGCATAGTATTGTGCAGAACCATTAGCATAAGTATTAGTTGCACCAATACCACCAGCACCAGCAATTGTAGTAGCATTGCCACCAGCAGCACCTTTACCACCTCCACCGCCACCGTAGTGATCTGAAGTAGCATTACCACCAGCATTACCTTGTCCAGCAGTTCCAGCAGCACCACCATTAAATGTTCCATTGCCAGTTCCGTTACCACCAGCACCAGAACCACCAGACGCTGGTGTTGCGTATATGTAGCTACCACCACGTCCACCACCAAACATTGTATTACCAAAAGCAACTGAATTACTACCATTAGAACCAACTGAACTAGTTCCACCTGCACCACCAGCACCAACTATAATACTTGATGTTCCAGCTGTTAATGTTTGGTTAGTATTGACTACCATACCACCTGCACCACCGCCACCAGCGTGCCAGTTACCACCAGCACCGCCACCAGCAACAATCATATAGTCTGCAGTTAGTGTCACTCCTGTAGGAATAACAAAGTCACCAGAAGATGTAAATACGTGTGTTCTATATCCAGTAACTGTGCTAATTGTACCACCTGTAGGAACTCCACGAACAGTAAAAGTAGTAGCCACAGAAGTCATGCCATCGTCGTTTCTAATAGTTACAGAAACAACAGTTGATACAGCTAGCGCATAAATGCCAGCAGGAACTGCAACAGTTATTGTGCTACCTGCAGCAGTAGGAGTTGCTGTGGCAGTTGCAGTTGTTGCACCAGAAGTAAATGTTACGGTAGCAGTTCCAGCACCGAAATTAAGACCATTTAGTGTAATGTTACTGGTACTGCTATTATAAATTGTGCCAGAAGTAGTTGTAATAATTGGTGTTGGAGCAGAAACTTTAAACCAACCCGCAGATGTATAGTTTTCAAAGCAATCAAGAGTTGTATTAAAACGTAGCATACCAATAGCTGGAGATCCTGGACGTTGACCAGTAGTACCAGATGGTAAGTTTAATGCAGCAGTGGAAGAACCAAAGGCAGTTTTTGCGACGGTAACTGCACCATCTTGAATCTCTGAAACTGTAATGGCATTTGCAGCAATGTCCTCTGCGACAATAACGTCTGTACCAATTGCTCGAGCATTAATTTTTCTAATTGCCATTTATTAACCTTTTGGATATTTAGCTTTTACTGCTAAGCAAGCATCAATGTAAGTTTGTTGCTGTGCGGTATCACCTTTAACGATTGCATCAAGGTAATCTGTTACTGGAGGATATTCTGCTGCACGATTTCTTTGGTATTCTTTATTATCGTATTCCACCAGTTTCTCTTAATACAACAGTTGATGGATTACCAGACCAGCCAAATATTTGCATTGAATATGTTGTTGCTGATGTTGTTGATGGTGTATCTAAAACAACAAAAGATTGCATACCATAGTATGTGTAACTTTGTGCACCGTTGGCTTGTAACTGCCAATGAAATGGTCCATTTATAGCTGAAGCACCTCTATAAATTCCTCCACTCATACCGATTTGGTTTGAAGTTGTTGGGCTAGAATCATATGGATACCACCAAGCAGAATACGAAACATAAATTTTACTTGATGCACTTGTTGGTGTGATTGATACTGAACAAGTAGTTGCTCTACTAGTGCTAGTATAAGCTGTTGTTGCAGCCGTAAGACCAGCACCTGTTCCTTGAACTACTTGCAATATAGTACCTGCTGGCAGTTTTTGAACTGAACTAATACCAGTGGTAGTTAGTCCTGTGATTGTTCCATCACCTGAAATAATAGTAGGCATTATGTATTCTCTGCTGTGATTGTTTTGATTAAATTACGAGCATTACTCATAATTAACTTCCTTGTGTTTGGGCAGCTAGTTCAGCTTCTAGTCTTGCTTCACGCTCGGCTGCAGATTCAATATCAGCAGCAAGAACGATGTCTTCTTTACTACCAGAAATCGTTTCATTTGCAGCTAGTTTACGTTGAACTTCTGCGTTTACGATTTCGTCAATAGCGATTCTGCAACGCTCGTGGATTGCGTTGTCGATCCAGTCCTGTGCGGAAAGTGCTACAGATTTAAGTGCCTTATCTTCGGCAGCAGATAGCGTGATTGTGTAAGTTGCCATTATATTTCCTTTTAAAATTAACCGAGTAAATAACCCATAAACCAAGATTCAGATCCTGAAATGCTTTGAGTGGTTCCAGCACTGTTTTGACCAAGAATAGTAACAGTATCATTTGCGGCAAGTTTTAAAATGCCAGAAACCATCGATGCTGTATAAGTTCCACTATTTGAAAGAGTTGAATTAAGGTTTGCCACACTATAAAGAGTAGCACTTGAATTTATTCGAATATATGTTTGTACATATGTAGTTCCATTGCTGTTGTAACGAATACAAGCAGAAAAATAATACCTACCCGCAACAGGAGCAGTGAATGTGTAATTTGAAGTGTTAAAATTATTTCCGTCATTAAAAGTAGTAGCGTTAAAAGCGCAAACTGACGCTTGACCAACTGTGCTTGCTGACGAATATGCGTAAAAAGCTGGTTGTGCTGATGTAGTCATACGACCAAGGGAGTCAATAATTGCTCCATTTTGTACACCACCATTTGAACTAATTGAATACAAATAAAGTGTTCCGCCAGTTGAACTGTTTGGTCCGAATGCAGCAAGTCTTGAATATGTCGCTTCCTGTGATAACGCTACGGTATTTGCTTCAACAGCGACTAATGTTGAACTTGATTGGATGGCACCAGCGACGTTAAATTTATTGGTTAACGTGTTAGTTCCAATACCTACTTTCTGTGAGCCATCAATAGTTACTGCAGTAGTACCACCTGTTTGTAA